TCGCGGTCGCCAGGCGTAGTCCAACTGTAAAGCAACAAGTTCAAGAGATTGAAAAGAGAATTAAGCCAGGACCCAAGGTATTCATCAATAAGAATGGTGACCTCAAGATTGAAAAACGTAAGTGTCATCTCTACAAGAAAGAAGACCTTGTCAAGATGTTCAAGTTGGATCCAAAATTGACCAAGGAACAAATGTGTAAGTTCATAAAAAATATGTAAAGATATACTATATTAAGATATGTTGGTATTCGTCATTTTGTTTCTCGTTGCGTTATATATATTGTCTCGAGTACCGACGCGTATTCCCAGGGGTAAACCTTGGACAATTTACGGGACCATGGGATGTGGATGGACTCGTAAACAGTTAGATTACATGAAAAAGGCTGGTAAGCCATTCGTGTTTGTCGACTGTGATAAAAATGAGTGCGAAGGTATGGATGCATTTCCGACCCTCGTCAGTCCTAAAGGTGTGCGTCACAAGGGCTATAAAGAGGTTTAGATACCACGAACAGCCGCGATAGACACGGAGAGCACGAACGCGTCAAAGAGCGACGAGATCGGCTTGAGCACGGTGATGTGCTTGGCGAGAGAGCGGTTCCAGAACACGCGAAGAAGGAAGGTTCCGATCAAGATATTGAGAAGGAACACAAGAGCTTCGGTGATGACGTCGGACTTGTTTTCGGCCTTGACGATTTCTTTGAACATTTATTATGTATCCATATTTTTTTCTGAGTCAACTGTAAATGGCACCACTTCCCCTGAGTGGCTCCGAAAGAAAGTTTACAAATAGACGTTGGGGCACGTCGTCTGGTATTGGCAATAATAACTGCTATGCCTATGCTGTTGGGGATTATGAAGCCTACCGTTACCAGAAGTCAATTCCTGGTGATAGATCTGGTCTGTCAAATAGACCACATAACTATACACACTGTAAAAGTCTCCCGGAACGCGTTGTTTCCGACAACCCCAAAAAGGTCTACCCAGTGAAAGGTAATGAAAAGTGCAAAAAAGGATATTTCAAGGTCATGATGTTTGTGTCGCCTGGGCGTCCGACGAATTATATCCGTCAAGGGGATTTTCACTTTTATGTACAACACGGTGTCGTCGAGTACAAAGTCAAAGAGGGTGACACGGTGAAAAGCATTGCGAAATTTTTCAAGGTTCCCGAATCAAGAATCAGACAAGCTGGAAAGGTTGAAAAGGGTAAGCGCATCGTGTTTAAAGCGAACGTCTTCAGTCACAAGCGTGGATGGGCGACGGGTCCACTTCTGACTGATGCGAAAGGAAAGGCTATTACCGATCCGAGAAAGGCGTCTAGAAACTATCCTGGTTTGAATTACAGTAAATATTGTAGCTCATTCTGCGTCAGTGATCGAGGCATCAAAGTCGGTAAGACTCACCCCAAGGTCCGTCAAAAGACTGTCTAAATCTATAGTATTTTCTACATCAAAAGATATATCAAACAGATCCATCACGTTAAACATGACGTCTTCGTTCAGTGATATACTGTTCGATGTGGCTGCATAATTATTCTGTATTGTCAATGTGACTTTGAACTGTGAAACGTCGAATACCTTCCTACATAAAGGGCATGTATTCTTACCTTTCTCTTTCCAATCGTCCAGGCACTTTGAATGAAATATATGTCCACATCGAATAGGTGGATTTAACCTCTGTGATCTCACCCGATTAAGACATATAGAACACGTGCTCATCCTGGAGTAGTGCATTAAACTTTTTTACCACATTTTACTCACAGAGGTCTGTCACACGACGAGCAACGATCGTTGGTGTCTTGCGTCGATTGAATTTGATCAATCAAATTCGGACCACTTCTTTGAAGGAGTTGACGGTACGCGTAATTGTCGACGAGCGGAACCTTATTGGATTCCATGATCTTATTGTTGAGCAATTGAGAAGACGTGTTGATGGTGAAGCATCGTCCGTCTGCCATACCAAGTCGTTGAGACATTTTGTTAATATTACATTAGAAATTTATTGGCCTGTTCTCGACGGTGCGCAACCACGAGTGAAATCCCCTTTCCCTGATTCTAGGAATGAGCGTTTCACATTTATATCCGAGGAAGACGTCAAAGTTTTCCTTTTCCAGTGTCTCGGACACTCGAATGGCTGGATTTTCATTGATGTGCTGATTGATGATGTTGTACGCAAAAACGATTTCTTTGAGTGTTTCGGCGCCAGTGATGATAATCTTCCCGGTTGAGAAAATGCTCGTCGTGATCTCTTTCATCTCTTCTGCGGGTTTAAATTTGATTTTCACAGCGGAATACCTGTCCGGTTCAAACGACACTTTGAAGAGTCTGTTGTGTTTTTCAAAGTGATTGGCCACCATCATAAGATTAATGTTGTAATTGAGACTGAAATTGGAATTGATCATGACGATACGAAACGAATCGGGTGACACTTCGCGCTTCATGTTGAGACACACTTTCAAGATGTATGTGAGTTGTGTAATGATTCTTTTGCAATCAAAAAGATCGGAACACCCAGCCACTTGAATGCTTCCATTTGGAAAAACTTTGATAGACTTTGTACTGTAAACGTCTTCGTATGTGAGTGTAATCTGATTAAAGAATGTCGTTGGTTTCAGTTTCCATTCAAAACCATCAAATTTCGAGCCACTTCTGCGAAGTTTGATTGACCCGAGCTTCTCGAATGCGGCGCGGAGTTTTTTAATGTCAATCTCTTCAATGAAATTGGAAATCATCGTGATCGTTGTAATCTTTATCCACGATGGTTTCGTATTTTCTGGCATTTTATCCCTAAACTCATCGAGCGTGAGGAGATAAGAAAACGTGTTATTGGCGATGCCTGTGTATTTCATGTTTTCAGCTTGAAATACACATGAACCAATGGCACTTAGGCATCTATAAATGGTTTAGAGAAGAGAGTGGATTTGAAGATATGAGTTCCTTTTTAAAGAGAGCACTCGTCGTTCATGACATTGAATCCGATCTCGCCTATGTTGAAATTAACTACTTAAAATATGTACCCGGGCGTGGGTACATCGATTTTGTCGATTACTTAAACACAACTCCCCGGGGTGACTGGACCGAAATTGTCTCTCGAAAACAATCCATTCAGTACGAAAACTTCCTCGAAACGATGCTTGAACCGACACATGAAACACGTGTTAAAATGGCGACGATTGCACTCGAGAATATTCTCTGTGGAATCGTGGACATAAAAACGTACATTCGTGTCATGAATACGGTCAAGATCATTGATCCGACATTTACACCCTCGTTCATTAACAAGAAGAGTCCTTGGCAAAGAAAATATGCAGAATATTTCTGTCGAGAAGTTCTTCCGGATGTCATCGAACGAACAATGTCGACGAAAAATCTTTTACGATTATTTAACGTCTTAAAATTAATAGAATTGCAATGATCAAAATAATCAAAATAAGAGCATGTCTAAAATCAAAACGCATGGGAGATTTAGGATTGTTGTGTCTGTGATTCGGGTTTGCGTGTGCAACGAACCCATAATCGATATTTCTTTCTGGATAAAGAGGTCGATCATCGAAGCAGTTCGGCTTTGATGGTTCACACATGTCCTTCGTACGCCAACCACCTGTGCGCGCGTATTCGCAAAAGGGACTTCTTTCATCCTGAACATCCATACCCGACTTCTCTTTGACGAGGCTTCGATCAGCGAAAGAGCTGAGCTGCCGAACGCCACCCGGCAAAGAAAAATCGCGAGACACGAATGGGTTCACGTCATTGATCGCATCCTGATCACAAAGCATGTACTTGCTCATAGTTAATAGTAGGCTATATTTTATATTTTTTGGTCTTGAGTTTTTGTCTGTGTTCCTCCCACATCTTATCAAGATCAACATTAAGCATATGCGCCAATTGAAAGAGATAACTAAACACATCCCCCATTTCCATCATGACATCCGTACCTCTGTCTTTTTTTAGATTTGTTTTTTTGTACGTTTTCTTCTGCTGACGAATCGCCGACGCAAGCTCACCAACTTCTTCGGTAAGAAGTAACCATACCGTGTCTATCGCAGCACGGTCCCAGCCTTTAGATTTACACACTTTTTCGGTCTCGTCTTTGTAGTAATTCAGACTCATCTTATTTGAACCACGACTAAAAACTTTAAATCTTTGTAGATATCAAATGACCCTTAACAACATTGATCGAATGTCCATCGTGTCCATTGTCTCCCTGATCATTATCATTTCTATTATGTATCGCCTTCGTTTTCAGGCGAGTGAAAAGTATGCCCCAGGTGTCGAAACAATTCCCGCGAAATGGCGGCGTAAATAATAGCCATGTATATTATAATGGATTACTTACCGGTACATTTATATCACAGTGTTAAGAAATTGCATGATGTGTACGATTTTTTAACAGTGCATTACGACCAAAGCGATCTCTCAATCGCTCGAATGAAGCGACTGATTGAAGTCAGTATTAAGAGAATCCGGGATATGAACCGCATTTCTCCGAATGCGATTGAAATCATCGGTGCAATGGAATCATCGAGTCTTGCGACTTTATCTATACATTTGTACAATTTACAAACCCACCTTTGCGCTTAGGTCAATCTTTTTACCATATGTGCTCGTGTTGATGGGCTGAGCCAAGGGGATGCTCACGGTGTCAACATCACGGATAAAACCCATGTACTGAGATACACCACTCTGAATTTGTGACATCGCCGTTTGAATGACACGTGTATTCATTTGTTTGACTTGATCATTCACCTTTTCAAAGTGGTTACCAGCGTTGTTAATGAAAACAACACGCATGATTCCATATAAATCGTCCTTGTTTTGGTAATCGATGGAAATTTCAGTTTTATTCTTAAACTCTTGCCTGATTGCCCGCTGGAGAATGTTCGTGTTGAACTCGGAAAAGAAGAGTGTGTTCAGTGGGGTCTGACACTGCTTCAGGGAATTGAGGTGAAGATTGTCACACATTTAATATAAGGTCGGAAAAAAAACTGTTGGTACATATTAAATTATGTTTGTGCTCGCTGACTTTGATGGGACATACAATACCAAGCCTGATAACAAGGAACGTCTTCCGTCTAAGAGCGTTGAACCGTTCATTGGCTCTTATGCACCGATTTCTAAACCGGGCGAAGAAGGACCGTTCAACGTGAATACGTACCTTCTCCAGCCGAACCGAAAGGTTGAGATTGCTGGTCCCGTGCGTGTCAGAAGTACCGATATCGAGTGTCGCAGGAAGTAAGTTAAAAATAAAACCCTTGGAATAGTTAGTAAACATGAGAGTCATAAAACGCTCAGGTCGTATTGAGGATATGAAATTTGATAATGTCACCAATAGGATCAAGAATTTAACATATGGACTCTCCGAAAATTGCGATTCGTCAAAGGTTGCACAACAGGTCGCATCGTCCCTGTATGATGGTATTACCGCACACGAAATCGACACACTGTCCGCTGAGATTTGTATAGGGATGATTACATCGGATCCTGACTATGAAATACTCGCGACACGGATCGTTGCCAGTAATATTCAAAAATCTGCACCCAATAATTTTCACATCGCAATGAAAAAACTCGCGAAAGCTGGGATCGTGACTGAAGACGTTGCAAGAATTGCCGGGCGTGTCAGGGATGATATCGTCACCAAACGTGACTATGATTTTGGGTATTTTGGGCTGAAGACACTCGAAAAGTCATATCTTCAACGTCTCGACGGAACTCTCATGGAAACACCCCAGTATATGTTCATGCGGGTCGCGATTGGTATTCACGGGGACGATATAGATTCCGTCATTGGAACATACGATAAAATGAGTCAGGGTCTCTTCATTCACGCGACACCAACCTTATTCAATGCTGGGACTCCAAGACCACAAATGTCGAGTTGCTTCTTGATTGCAAACAAGGGTGACAGTATCGATGGTATCTATGGAACTCTTACGGAGTGTGCACAAATTTCAAAGTGGGCTGGGGGTATTGGTATGCACATTCACGATGTAAGAGCCAATAAGTCTCGTATTCGAGGGACAAATGGTCAGTCAGACGGTATTATTCCCATGCTTCGTGTATTTAACGCCACAGCGCGCTATGTGAACCAGGCTGGTCGTCGTAAAGGATCTATCGCTGTGTATCTCGAACCGTGGCATGCGGACATTATGGAGTTCCTCGAATTGCGCCTCAATCAAGGTGATGAAGAAGCGCGTTGCCGTGATCTCTTCTCTGCTCTATGGATCCCAGACCTTTTCATGAAGCGAGTCGAAGAAGGTGGTAACTGGTCTCTCTTCTGTCCAGACAAAGCACCGGGTCTCTCGGATGCCGTAGGTGAAGAGTTTGAGGCACTTTACACAAAGTACGAGGAAGAGGGTCGAGCCAATGCGACAGTTCCAGCTGGGGAGGTGTGGAAGGCGATTCTCAAGTCACAGACGGAGACGGGGACACCGTACATGCTTTACAAGGATGCGTGTAACCAGAAGAGCAATCAAAAGAACTTGGGGACGATTAAGAGTTCAAATTTATGCACAGAAATTTTAGAGTACACTGATAAGGATGAGACGGCTGTTTGCAATTTGGCATCAATCGCCCTTCCAAAGTATGTCAATGAAGAGACTCGCACTTTTGATTATGAAAAACTTCATGAAATCACAAAGATTGTTACCAAAAATCTAAACCGAGTCATTGACAGAAATTTTTATCCCGTTGAGACTGCGCGAAAGTCTAATATGCGACACAGACCTATTGGTTTGGGTGTTCAAGGTCTCGCGGATGTATTTATTTTGTGCCGCTACGCATTTGATTCAGATGAAGCCAAGGAGATGAATGCTCGTATCTTTGAAACCATGTATCACGCATCCCTGGAGGCGAGTTGTGAATTGGCGGCGGTTGAGGGCTCTTACGAGACATTTGAGGGTTCTCCCGCGTCCCAAGGCATTCTCCAGTTTGACATGTGGGAAGGTGAAACCAAGCTTCACTACGACTGGGACGCGCTCAAGGAACGGATCAAAGAAAAGGGTCTTCGTAACAGTCTCCTCATGGCTCCAATGCCCACAGCCTCCACCGCGCAAATCCTGGGCAATAATGAGTGCTTTGAACCATACACGACAAACATTTACCTGAGACGTACCCTCGCGGGTGAGTTTGTCGTTGTCAATAAGCACCTTGTTGAGGATCTCAAGAAGATTGGTCTTTGGTCAAAGGACATGAAGGATCTCATGGTGAAGGCGGGTGGTTCCATTCAAAACATTACGGATATTCCCGATGACATTAAGAACTTGTATCGCACAGTCTGGGAAATCAAAATGAAGGATGTCATTGATATGGCTGCGGATCGTGGTCGTTTCATTGACCAATCTCAGAGTATGAATCTATTCATGGAAAGTCCAACACTCTCAAAGTTGTCTTCAATGCACATGTACGCATGGAAGCAAGGACTCAAGACGGGTATGTACTATTTGAGATCTAAAGCAAAGGCACGCCCGATTCAATTCAGCCTTGAACCGGAATGCGTCGCTTGTTCAGCTTAAAGTTTACGAATGATTGTAATACATTAATGGCAAAGTTTGTCGACGCGTTGGATATTCTTGAGATTGCCAATTACAATAATAGGAAAATTGTATTGTCAACGAAAGATGGAAAACCTTTACGAATCACGACCCCGAGAATGTACATGCCCTTTGGAGTCTCTGGTTTTACACCCGAAGTTGGTCAGACAAAGTACAACATTGACTTTTCTATGAAAGGACACGATGAAGAAGGTAACTACGTAAAAAAGTTTCACGATACTTTACGTGCGATTGAAAATAAAATCATCGAAAGCGTTGCCGAACAGAGTGAAACCATCTTCGGTAAGACTATGACGAAAGATGAACTCGTACCCATGTTTAATTCGAACATTAAGGAATCTCCTGACCGCGAACCAAAGTTTCGTGTGAAGGTCGACACGACGATCGACGGTGATATCAAAGCATCGGTGTGTGACCCTGAAAAGAATATGCTTGGTGATTCTGCCGAAAATGGGCTCTATGCAAGGAATACAGGACTCGCTATTGTTGAACTCAATAGTGTATATTTCTTGAACAGAAAGTTTGGTATTACGTGGAAATTGTATAATCTCATGGTTTTTGAACCACAAAGACTTAAGGGGTTTCAATTTGTTGTTTAGGCGGCCGGGAGCGGCTTGACATTGTTCGTCGGACGAATGTTCACCGGAACAGTCTTGACATTTGCCGCGTTAATCGAGACAGTCGGCGCGTTCGCACCGTTCTTGATGGCACCCGCAACCGGCTTGTAGTTCTTGTTGCCATTGGCATCCTTGGAGAACACAGCGCCGGTGTTCGTCTTGTAAATACGTCGCGAGTTGTTGTCGACGTACGGCGTCGGGGCGACGGCCGGGGCGTTCTTACCCTGACGCATCTTGTCATACGTGGCACGAGCCTTGTTGGCAGCGGCCATACCAAAGCTCTTCATACCAGCACCGGCACGACGGGCCTTGTTTGCGACGATCGGGGCAACACGAGCATAGGTCGCCTTCGCGGCGTTTCGTGTGCGAGCAGCAGCGGCTTTCATACGGTTGAACATTGTTATATCTTATAATAAGAAATTAATCAGCTAATAGAAGTAAATGATAAATCTTCTGAGCTTCCTTGAGTAACTTTCCCTGTATTTTAACAAAGGTGTTTGGGTTCATACCCAATTGAATCTTTGCTAAACGAACAGACTCATCCCACTTTGCGAGTGTCATTTACTATAGATTGAGAAATTACTTTCTTTCCTTTTCCATCTTCTTAATCTTCTTTTCGTACGCCTTCGTACCCTGCTTCGGTTGAAGCGCGAACTTGCCCTTCTTCGGCTTGAACACCTTGACCATGGCGCCCTTACCTTCAGACTTCATACGCACAATGGCGGCATCGTGCGCAGCCTTGCTCTTGATGCGACCATCCTTACCCATCATCAGATCCTTCTTCGTAAGACCACCCGAGGTCTTGTCGGCAGTACCATGGAACACTTCAGCGCGGCTTCCGATAGTAGACATTGTAATATAGTCTATGCTCTGAAAATTTTTTTGATGTCGAGAATTGAGATTTTTTCGCAGGTTCGCTTCACGGGAATTTGTGATTGAAGTCTTTGATCGTTGAGTACATGTGAACATACGAGGGACTTGTGTCCCTGGAGTGCCATCATTTCTTCTTCGACACTGATGAATTCGTCCGTTTCTTTGTATATAAGTTTTTTCACATAGACAGGTCGTGTTTGTCCTGTACGGTGTGCGCGCCCAATCGCCTGAAGTTCGGTCGCCGGATTCCAAGATGGTGCCGTGATGTACACGCGCGTGGCTTCTTGTAAATTGAGTCCCTGACCACCCGATTTAATCTGAATAATGAATATGGCACCTGGTTGAGCTTTTCGAAACGATTCCACTTCGTGTTGACGCATAGCGTTTGAACACGATCCATCAATTCTGAAGGTGGTGTATCCCATCTCCTTGAGGACGCTTTGAATGAAATTCATTTCACCCATGAACTGACAAAACACGAGTGTCTTTTCGTCTGGATGACCCTGAATCATACGAAAAAGTGTTTCCATCTTATTTGATCGCCCAATCCATCGTTCAGGCTCTGTGTTATTTTTACGCGCCATACCATCGAGATACATCTGCGGCCAAATCATACACTGACGCGCTCGTAACAAACACTCAAGAATCGCCATATTTTTTGCATTGATATTTAGGGACGATTTGAAAATATCTTTGATTGTATCTTGTGCATCTTTAAATACGAACTCATACAACTTTCGTTCATCTGAAAACATCTCAAGTTCTACATTTTCAAACGAACATGGTGGAAGTTCGAGGTTTTTATCGATGTTTGCAAGATCTTCTTTTGTTCGTCGAAGAATATAAATATCTTTAATCTTACTCGTCATGCCTTGGACAAGTGTCTTTTCGATTCCCAAAAATTCACACAAAGATACGAAGTCGTTCATTGAATTAAAGACGGGTGTCCCAGTGACGATCCATCGAATATTCGTGCGAAGCGCCCGAGCACTCTTAAACGTTTTCGATGCACGGTTTCGTATTTCATGTGCTTCATCAAGGACGACGCGATCCCATGAAATACGATGCAATGGACCATCATTGATGATGAGTGAATATGAACAAATTACCACATCATATCGAAGCATGTCTGAACCATCATACACACCGACCGAAAGATCGGGTGCAAACTTCTTTATCTCATGAACCCACTGCGTTACGATAGATTTGGGTACAACGATGAGCGTTCGTCTCTTTTCATTCCCCAGAATCGTTGAAACGACTTGCACGGTTTTACCCAGACCCATTTCGTCACATAAGAACCCACCCTTCGGTCCGTGTACTTGATTTTCCATGGAAAGCATCCACAGAACGCCTTCACTCTGATAAGGCGCAAATAGACGGCCATTGAGGCGGTTCTTCGCTTTGATGTACTGGTCTTCGATCGACATGATTGCATGACTTTTGAAGAATGTTCAGTCACTTAGGTATGTATCGTCGGGATCAACTTGAATTTCAATGGGAATCTCCTTCTTCTTTCTGGGCGCGCGTTTTGGTTTATCTTGTGGCTTAGGGAGCTCATCCAAATGCTCCCTATAATATACCACTTTATCCCAGAATTCCTTCATGACTGGAAGATACGTATTCCACCATTCACGGTCTCGTTTCACGTTGACGACCACAAACTCCTCTGGACGAGGCCAATTTGTTTCTGCTGGTTTATATTGAATAAAGTCAGCTTCTTCTAAGTCTAAAATCTCCATGCATAGCTGTAATTGAGGCATGTAATGTTCGGGCACTTCCGGTAAAATCTGTCGACTCATGGGACACTTGATCTCTACGAGTTTTCCGGATTCGGACACACCGTCGGGACTTCCACCCAACCACGTGTGGATTGGATGAGGACAGAGACCAATTTCGTGGACGACTTCACCGTGTCTCTCTTCGTAGAGAATACGAGCTTCGTCTTCATACTTTTCACCGTGGCGTGTGGCTTCATTCCCAGTAAACTTCTCACCGAGACCACATTTTTTAAGTAATAGTCCGTGTGGTGTTTCGTATTTATTTTTCCCGATAGCAGTCGCGGCATCTGACGCAGTCAGCATATTACCACGAAGCGCGAGCCATTCTTGACTCTTTTGGGCTGCATATTCCCTCGCGATAAGTGCTTCGACGTTTGGGTGCATAGTAATCTATCAATGAATCTATCTTTTAAGCTGGGGCGGGTAAAAAAAAGCTTTCGCTGCATTTTGCTCGGCACGCTTCTTGCTCTTTGCAAATCCCCGTCCCAAAAATACATTATCTACGAAGACGTCAACCGTGAAAACACCGTCAATCTGAGATGTCACGCGATAATCTGGAAGTGGTAAGTTGTTTGATTGTGTATATCGCATGAGATGGTCTTTGTAGTTGTTATCGACCATAATAGACTTCATGTCTACGAGTTGTGAATCTTCATAGATCGATAAAACAAATTGTTTCGCATGTAGTAATCCAAGATCCATGTAAATAGCGCCAATCAAGGCTTCAAATACATCTTCAAGAATTTTTGGGTTATTATTCCATCCATTTCGCATACCCTTTTCGTCCATGAGAACGTGGTCATGAAGTCCAAGCTTTTTCGCGATGGATGCGAGTGTTTCTCCTCGAACGAGTTGTGTTCGAGCTTTCGTTAAGAAGCCTTCTTGCTTCTCTTCATATCTGTCATACAAGTATTTCGTTATCACAAATCCTAAGACTGAATCGCCTATGAATTCTAAAGTCTCAAAGGAACCCGTGAGTTCTTCGTGTTCCTTTAGGGCTGATTTATGCGTGAAGGCTTTTTGATACAAATCCAACTTGGTTGGCTTTGTACCAATAAGTTCTTCGATCATGGACTTATTGATGTTCATGTTATTTCATTAGTGTGTTATTTGTTTAAGCCTTAACATAGTGCGGGCTCAAGAACTTTTGCAAGTTGAGGAAGGTGACTTGGACATCACCCGGTTGCAAGAGATCACGAAGCTTTTCATCCATGATAAGCACACGACCATTTTCCGGGTGCTTCAAGCCGTTATCGGTGATGTACTTGGTGATAGCCTTGGTCACTTCGCTTCTGGAAATCATTTCTTCCGCCGGAAGGTTAATGAAAGCGCGGAGCTTGTCACTGACGTTTTGCTTGCGGTTGAAACCATTGTTCTTCGCGCGCTCAGCAGCCTTGGTTCCGTCCGGGTCGTCTTGCTTCGCCTTAACCTTTCGGACAAGCTTCGTCAAAGACTTAACTTCGGTGCGGAGAGCGGTGAGTTCAGATTGGATAGTTTCAAGAGACATCTTATATCCTTGTAAGACGCCTCATCTTTAAGTCTCATTTTCGTAATGATAGTGTGCTCATTATGACCAGACCTAAAAGAACCACAAGGATAATTTTAAGGTATGCCGGAATGTCGACTTGGAATGGTGTGAAAAAGTCGTCTGTTACTTTGTATGGGGGTCTGGGACGGACACCTTTACACTGCCCAGGGCATCCACCGGAACAACATCCCGGGTTACATGGGAATACACGCTTTCCTCGACGAACTCCACAGATTTGTTTTTCGTATGGATACGATTCACCTTTCATGGCATAACATTTACATTCGTCAATCACATCACACTCGAGCTTCTCACACTCCATTTTTATATATCACAATATTATAATGGACGATAGCATTTACTCAGAGGCCGTCATCAATCGGTTCATGTTGAAGAATCTATTCTTCAATGATGCCACACTGAAGAAGTATTACGAGAACGACGATGTAGCAAATTTTAGAAAGCGTCTCTATAGACTTCACAAGAAAGACTCGATGGAAAAGATAGTCTACGCATACGTAACCGACTCGATCCGTGACATTGTCTATAGAATGGTTGGTGAACTTTCTGATTTCTTGAAAACGAGTGGCGACCTCGTGATCTCTGGTGGTGAGGCTTTCAATTATTACATTGAACGCAAAGATAGAATTATCACGAGTGATATAGATACCAAATTCGTTCCGAGATTCAAATACGATTCAAAGTACTTTGGGAAACTTCAAGCTATCAAAGTTTTGTTGTGGAATAAACTTGGTGAAATCGCATCAAAATACGACCGGGAAATTCGATCGAGGTTTTCGAAAAAGACGAAACTTGAAAAATTCCTGGGATTTGGTTTCGCTGAAAAGGGGCCGTTCGTGACTCGTAGGTACATTCTCATCAAGAAGAAAAAAGGTGGCGATGGTCCCGAACCATCGAAAATGAACGTATTCATCGATGTTGAACTCTTTGCACTCGATCTCAAGACTCGGTATTTTTCACCAGCGAAGGGGCAAATTGTCGAGAAGACTATCGGAGGCATTCTTGATATTCCATTTATGCGTCCAGGTGAATTTGGTTTTGAAGTTGTCGAAACAAAAAAGAAGGGTGTCACTTATAGAAACAGACTTACTGGTACAATCGTACGCGATGATCGAATCTATGTTGCAGGTCGACGATTTTTACTCGATGACGTCTATCTCATGCAAAAGCTTGGTCTTCGTCCAGAAAAGCGTGAAAAGGATCGTCAGCGCATGGTAAAATTATCCAAAATTATTTCGAGTAATGTGTCCATTAACTCAAGTGATACGATTGAATCCATTTATCAGAAAATTCACAAACTCCCCATGACTATACCACGTCGACGAAAGACCGACGGCCGCGTGAATATGAAAGCCGCGACGGCGGTGAACCCGCGTAAATATCTCACGTACACGACACCCCCAGACGAAGAGCGTCTATCAAGACAATTCGTTATCGGTCTCAAGGCTTCCACGAAAGGTGTGAGTGTTCCAGGATTTCAGAAGACGAAAGGAAATCAGCGTTTTAACATAAATGATCGGATTTGGCGAACATCAAAGAATAAAAACTATGTGAAGAATGAATACAATTTCAGGCCATCGACAGGTGGAAAGATTCCAGAAAAATTCAATATTTTGAAAACCCTCTATGGATACAGGCCGACCAGAGATAATTGGGTTCCAAAGCAAGTACTTTTAAAAGCAGCGCAAATACCTTTCGTTGGTTTAAAGAAATAAGTACAATGTACGGTATAATGTTATACGATACTCCCACCAAGGACGACGAAGGTTTCTACTTTGTTAAGGCGACCAAAGATGACAATAAGAAGTGCTTTGTTCAGCTGAACAAGGTAAAGGTGACCGGTCTCACTGAAACCGAGGTGACCCTTGATGTCGTATCCGAAAGAAATCTCGAACGCGTACAAGCACTTGACGCACAAAACATCCAGGCCGCCGTCGAAAACTCCAAATCTTGGTTTGGTAAGTCCCTTTCCGAAGAAACTATCAAATCTGCGTATACTGCGAGTGTGACTGACAATCACATCAGCGCGGATAAGATTGCACCGACGAAGGTTTTCACCGCGGATCAGGAACTCACCGACTTCAGCACGCTCACGACTGAAAGTGACTGCTCGGTGATTCTCGAGTTTGCCGGATTGTGGTTTGCGAAGAAGGCTTTCGGTCCGGTATGGAATGTTGTCCAGGTCAAGATGGTCCAGCCTCCACCCCAGCCCGAAGAGACTTATCCAGAAGAATTTGCTTTCCAAGATGAGGATGACGAATAAAAAAATTTGTATACTGTATAATAAAAGATGGTGAAGATTCGCCCTAATCAGCTGGTCATGCTCGCGGCTGTGGCCGTCCTTGTTTATTTGTTGTTCACGATGAAGTCCACCAAGTCGAAGTACAGCATCCAAGAAACCATGTATGCGCCGAGCCTTTATGACAGCAAGGATGTCGCACCGAGTAAGTGCCAAATGAAGGCTGGGACTGGACTTGCGTCTTCCTTGTTACCCCGTGAAGTCGCTTCCCAGGAAGACTTTGGTGAATTTGCACCGGAAGATATCCTCAAGGGTCAAAACTTCTTGGACCCGCGTCAACAAATTGGCTTCCCGGAAACGACCGGTGGTGCTTTGAGAAACGCCAACCAACAAATTCGCGCCGATCCGCCGAACCCGAAGGATGCTTTCGTGTGGAACAACTCCACGATTGCTCCGGATTTGATGCAGCGTAGTTTGTGCGCTTAAAGATTTTAGAGTAATACTAGGTAATTATGTCTTCTGTGTCTAATGAACTCTCGACGAGTGTTTCGAAACTCGTTGAACTCAGTAAGCAACTCTCTGAAGCGAAAGCTGATATCAAAGTCCTCAACCAGGAAGAAAAGCGACTCAAAGAGTCGGTAAAGAAGCACATGGTTGATCAGGGCATTGATACCATTAACCTCAGGAAGGGGAAGATAAGTTTGCGAAAAAGTGTCCGTAAGTCAGGTGTTAATAAGGATTCTATTAAGGAGGGCCTTTTGAAATTCTTTGGTGGTGACGAGGTCAAGGTGGAAGGGGCCATTAACGCGATTCAAGATAACCTAAAGACGAAAGAATCTGTGACGCTTTCGTTAACCGGTATAAAAGAGAAGCCTCCTAAGGAAGATAAGTAAGAACGATGGTTTGGAGCCAATATATAGAAGACGGCAACTATGACCTCGACGTGGAATTAAATGAACACGGCGACGTGATAGACGATGAAGAGGATCAAATGACGATTCATGACTGGGAATCGAAATACTCGGATGAATTATGGGAATTATGGGATATTATGAATCTTTTAATTCGAGACGCATGGCTGGAAAATCACGTATTTAACGCAGGAAACTTCAATGATTTTATGGAGTTTTGTTACAAAGAACACGACGAATCGCCGATGTACTTGTACTGCCCAGTGATTCCAAATATTTCATACATTTGGAAAAAGCTCCAGGAGTCTATCGAAGACATGAACATGAAACATACATTCATGATTGGTGCTACACTTGATCACTTTCTCGATTTCATAGGAGCACACACGTCACAAAATAATATACGCATATACTAAATGCTCCCCGACATCGCGACCAGAAAGGTTGCCATCCCGACCGCGCTTTTCGCGGCGCTCAGTCCCGGTCTTTTGCTCACCACGGATGGAAAGTCTGTCAAGTTTACCAATGGTAAGACGAACCAAATGGCTATCTTCTTCCACGCCCTCGTGTTCTTCTTGGTGTATTCGTTGGTCGCGCGTGTGATGGGCTTGGTCGTGACGAAAGCTGATTTGCTCGTGACCACGACCCTCTTCCTCGCTTTGAGTCCAGGTCTTCTTTTGACCTTGCCCCCGGGATCCGGTGGTATTCTTCGATCGGGACAAACTAGTCCGCAATCTGTTCTTGTGCACGCACTCGTGTTCGCCATTATTTTTGCGTCTTTACGACGTCAATTTCCTCAATTCTACTAATAGGTATGAAGTATCTGGTTTTGGGACCCGGTGCCATGGGCATTTATGCCATGATTGGCCGTCTTAAAAGAATACATAAAGAACTTCGTGACGTCCAGGAGATATCCGGTGCCTCTGCCGGATCCATCCTGGCACTATTTTTAGCTTTGGGGATGTCCGTCGACAAGATTCGCAAGATTTCATTGTCACTCGACATCTCTGAATTTGTTAAGGTAAATATTGAACTCTTTTTTAACAAATTTGGCTTCGTCGACGTGGAACCTATCAGAAAGAAACTCGTCGAAGTGTGTGGTTGTAATCCAACATTTAAAGAACTCAAAAAGAAGATTTATGTCGCGGCGTTCTGTCTTAACTCATCGAAGACGGAATACTTTTCCGTAGATACACACCCAGACATGAAAGTGATTGACGCTGTATGTATGAGCATCGCCATTCCACTCGTTTTTGAATGTGGTAAATATGAAGGTCGAACGTATGTGGATGGTGGTGTCGCAGAAGAAATACCACTCTTACCATTCCTTGACAAAAAACCACACGAAATTGAGTGTATAAAAGTTCACGTCATACCAAAATACAAAGAAGATCTCGATAATCCGAAACAATTTCTCGAAACGATCATCACATCCACTTTAAGAAATAGAGGAAAATACTCCATCAGGATAAAATCGCACCAGATAGACATAGAAGACTTTAATATATTTGATTTCAATATGGAATATGAAGATAAAGTGCGGTTATATATGCTTGGTCATAATTTATAATGTTTTTGTATACTAAAGTGTATGGATGGATGCATGTGATCCAAAACTTGATATAGAAAACCTACGCCAGATGATTAAACAGAATACCGGTAAGGACCTGAATTTGTCTCGTAAGAAGATCTGTCAGGCGTACACGGATATTCAGGAAGATAATCTCCCACTTCCACCACTGGTTCTCAGTAGGAATAGAACATTTATGGTGGATGGTAAATCACGACTGAAGCAAAAGGATTATGATATCCTATTTGCGAGTGATTCCAAAGTTTCAGAACTGAAACGCATCGCAAAGAAGGCGGGTGTCGCGCTCACGGATGGACTTACAAAATCACAACTCGCGGATGCCACGAAACGGTATCTCGAAGGTCATAAAATTCGAGAACCAATTATGCTTGCGAGAAAACGTAGCGCGTCTCGACGAAACACGAACGTGAACACGAATGTGAACACGAACGTGAACCGCGTGAACAACACGAACGTGAACCGCGTGAACAATGTGAACCGCGTGAACAACATGAACGTGAATCGGGTGAACAATGTGAACGTGAACCGCGTGAACAACGTGAACCGTGTGAACACGAACGTGAACCGTGTGAACAACGTGAATCTGGTGAACACTAAGAATGGATTTAACTTGTCTCAACGACAAAACATCGCACCACGCGAACCATCGACACAGGTTTCATTTCCGAAAGCTGTGAACATTCCAGCCCTGACAGTTCCTTCGAGACCATCGGCTCCATCGGCTCCATCGGCTCCATCGGCTCCGTCTAAACCACGCGAAGCTTCGACGAGAGTGTCTTTCCCAAACCGGGTAAAACCGGTACTCCCGACCACGAAACCGTCGTTCATCGATGTCGCAAAGGCGAGAGCGAATAAGCAGTTTATTCCATCAAAGACCCGATTAAATAATAAACCCGGATATGTGTTTACGACCGGAAAATATGGATTGGGTATGTACAAGAACACTCAAGCTGTTCAGGGTCCGCAGTTGCCGAGTGCATACGTCCCACCGACACAGAATATTAACACGGCTATGACGAAAGCACAGGCACAAGAAGAAATTAGAGCACTCGGAATCAAAAAGGAAAGTGTCTTTTTAGCGAATCTTAACGTAAAAAATGCAAAGTACGCGAACATTGTGACGCGTGCGCGCGTTCAAAAGGGAAATGAAGATGAACTCGTCAAATTCATTAACGGGACAAATCTCCCTAACGCGAAGAAGGCTGAACTTAAGAATAAGATCGCGACGAATTCCATAAACGCGGTTCGACGTGCCACTGAGGAGGCTCGGAATGCCCCCAAGACCAACGTCCCCAAGAACAACGGTCCGAACGTTCCCAAGAACAACGTTCCCAAGAACAACGGTCCCAAGAACAACGTCCCCAAGAACAACGGTCCGAAGAACAACGGTCCGAAGAACAACGGTCCGAACGTTCCCGAGAACAACGTCCCCAAGAACAACGTTCCCAAGAACAACGGTCCAAACGTTCCCAAGAACAACGGTCCGAACGTTCCCAAGAACAACGTTCCCAAGAACAACGGTCCCAAGAACAACGTTCCCAAGAACAACGGTCCAAACGTCCCCAAGAACAACGGTCCAAACGTCCCCAAGAACAACGTCCCCAAGAACAACGGTCCAAACGTTCCCAAGAACAACAACGGTCCGAATGTGAATCGACTCGCGAAGTTTCAAAGTTATCTCGATACCGTGAATGAACTCAACAATACAAACAAAAAGATGCTCATGAATGACGGATCTATTACAAACTTGAACAGTCTCAAATCAGCTGCGAATAAACTTATCACTGATCGCAAAAATCAAAAGAAAGCAGCCATGAAATTACAAGTGGTAGAATTTTTGAATACCGTGAATTTGTCTATCAATGAGAAGAACAATCTCACGCGTCGATACAATTCAAATGAATTGACGCTTAATGGTATCAAGAATGAGGCTAAGAAAATCATGAACGCAAAGACGCTCAATATTAAGATTAAGAATAAACAATCACTCATTAATTTTTTGAATAAAAATACGACTCTCAACCAAACCACTAAAAATACGCTCGTTCGAGAGTTAAATAATGGTGCCACTATTGAGATGATTCAAAACAAAGCTCGACAAATGAACCAACAACAAAAGAATGCGCGCATTTCGAAAATCAAAACCGAAATCAATGCGTACATGGCAAACAAGAGCTTGACCAA